ATTACGTCAAGAAGACGGGGGGCGTCGCTTTGCCGGCGATCGCCGCTGTACCGACACTCGCTTCCCTTCTTTCACAGCCTGACGATCCCGAGCAGTTATAGCGGGGCCGACTGAATTGCGCTCGCCGTGCCAAAAAGCTGCCTCCTCGCCGCTCGACAGGTACGAGTAGACGGTAACAGTTCCAAAGACTTTCTTAGGCATAAAGACCTCCTGTTGAGAATTTATCACCAATGACACGCAAGCGCTACCGATACGACCCCGAGAGCGGGGAGATGATTGACATCACCAACGGCGATCCGCGCGAGCTGCGCAAGGCCGCGCTTAACCACATGGGCGGACTCTGGGGCGACCGTCACTACGACGGGCTGCGCGCCACCGACGGCGCCGACATCTCGACCCGCCGGCGCCACCGCGAGTACATGAAGCGCACCGGGCTCACGACCGCGGACGACTTCAAGCAGACCTGGGCGAGCGCGGCCAAGGAGCGTGATCGGTATTACCAGCAGGGCGGCACCGTCCGCCGACAAGACGTTGAGCGAGCGATTCACAAACACTTCAACAGGTGACCCCACCATGTCAGACCCCACCCTTCGAGATGCCATCGAGTCGGCGCTGGACGCCGCGCCTGAGCCCCAGTCTGCCGCCCCTGCGCCAGATCCCGCCCCCGCGCCCGTGGCGTCCAGTGCGCCGCCGCCGGCCGAGCCGGCCACGTCCGGCCGCGCGCGCGATGAGCAGGGCCGATTCAGCAAACTCGCCGAAGAGGAGCAGCACGCTGCTGCGCCGACGGAGAGGGCCGCAGAGGGCATCAAGCCCGGCCCCAAGGCCGAGCCGAAGCCGGCCTCGGTAGAACGCCCACCGAGCTCTTGGCGCCCCGATGTGCGGGAGCACTGGTCGCAGCTGCCGGAGTCGGTGCGTGCCGAGGTCGCTCGGCGCGAGTCGGAGGTGCAGCGAGCGATCGCCGAGACGACGCGCGCGCGCGAGGTGAGCGACCAGCTCACGAACGTCGTGCGGCCCTACGAGGCCTTTATCCGCGCCGAGAACAGCAACCCGCTGCAGGCGATCGACAGCCTGCTCTCGACGGCGGTGCGGCTGCGTACCGCGCCGGCGCCGGACCTTGCGAGCATGGTCGCTGGCATCGTCAAGCAGTTCGGCGTCGGCCGGTTCGGGCAGCAGTTCATCGGGCAGCTCGACTCGGCGCTGGCCGGCGAGATGCCGCAGTCAGATCCGTCCCAGGCGCAGCTGCAGCAGGTGATCCAGCAGCAGCTCGCGCCGGTGCAGCAGTTCATGTCGCAGTTTCAGCAGGCGCAGGTCGTCCAGCAGCAGCGCGCGCAGCAGGAGGCTGTGAGCGAGGTGCAGGGGTTCCTGACGCAGGCCGAGTTCGGCGAGGACGTGCGCGAAGAGATGGCGGACCTGCTCGAGGTGGCGCAGCGCCGCGGGCGCGAGCTTTCGTTGCAGGATGCCTATCGCCAAGCGTGTCTCGCCAACCCCCGCGTGCGTGCCGTGCTCGAGGGACGCGCGAAGGCGGGCCGCGGCCAAGTGCAGACCTCGGCTGCGCAGCGCGCGAAGGCGGCGGCAGTGAGCGTGTCTGGCGGGCCGGCCATCTCGGCGCCGAGGCCTGACACCGACTCGGTGCGGTCGGCGATCGAAGCAGCTATTGCGGCGAACTCTCGATGATGGTATAAGAGCAACAGGCGCGGCTCGTCCGCGCCGGTTGTGTGCCATGCACCGCAGCCACCGCAACTCGAGGAGCGCAGTCAGTAAGTCGCCCACCTCGACGTCGGACTGAACAGGTTCGCGTCGGCCACGAAAAAGGGCGGGGAGCAATCCCCAGTGTCATTTTTTGTGGAGAGTTTCATCAATGGCTTTTGCCAATTCTGCGATTTCAGACATCATCGCGACGACCATCCAGTCGCGCTCCAAGTCCATTGCGGACAACGTCACCAAGAACAACGCGCTCCTGGCGCGTCTCAACCAGCGCGGGAACGTGAAGACGTTCTCGGGTGGCTCGACCATCTTCCAGGAACTGAGCTTTGCCGAAAACGGCAACGCCGGCTTCTACTCGGGTTACGATTTGCTCCCGATCAGCGCTCAGGACGTCATCAGCGCGTCTGAGTGGTCGATCAAGCAGCTCGCGTGCCCGGTCGTCATCAGCGGTCTCGAGCAGCTGCAGAACTCCGGCAAGGAGGCAATGATCGACCTGCTGGAGGCTCGCATCAACGTGGCCGAGGCCACGATGGCGAACCGTCTCGCGCAGTCGATCTACTCCGACGGCACCGGGTCGGGCGGCAAGGAGATCGTCGGTCTCAACGCGATCGTCGCGTCGACCAACACCTCCGGCACCGTTGGCGGCATCGACCGCGCGACGTGGACGTTCTGGCAGAACAAGAAGTACGACTTCAGCGACAACTCGCTCACTCCGCCCTTCACTGCGGCGCAGTTCCAGAACGGTCTCAACACCCTCTGGGCGTCGCTCACGCGCGGTTCGGATCGGCCGGATTTCGTCGTGCTCGACACGACCTACTGGTCGAACTACACCACAAGCCTGCAGGCCCAGCAGCGCTTCACTGATCCCTCGGTGGGCAACCTCGGCTTCCCGTCCTTGAAGTTCATGGACGCGGACGTGGTGCTCGACGGCGGCATCGGTGGATTCTGCCCGGCGAACACTGGGTTCATGCTGAACACCAAGTACCTGTTCATGCGTCCCCACAAGGACCGGAACATGGTCTCGCTCTCTCCCAACAAGCGCTACGCGACCAACCAGGACGCGGAAACGACGATCCTTGCGTGGGCAGGTGCGATGACGTGCTCGGGAGCTCAGTTCCAGGGTCGCATCCAGAACTAATCGGCCTCGTGGTGGGGGCCCACTTGCCTTGGTGAGGTGGGCCTTCCTCTCACCAAGGCATTTTCTCAGGAGTTTCTTTCATGTCAGGACAGATCATCGGAATTGACAAGACCGCCGTTACCGGCGCGAGCGACGTCCCGGCCTTTCGGCTCGGCACGCTCGGCGGCTTCGACGACCCGACGCTGGGTTATCAGGAGTTTGTCTACGGCCGCGCCAACGGTGCGGTGACGGGACTGGGCTACGTCTGCGTCGAGGAGACGGGCTTCGACTTCGCTCAGATCAACGTCACGAAGACGACGCCCGGCACTGCTGGGTTCGGCTCACGCGTTGCTGTGGCGCAGGTGGCGCTCGCGGACAACCAGTACGGCTGGTTCCAGGTGTACGGCAAAGGCTCGGTGCGCACGCTTGCCTCGGCGGCGAAGGGCACCCGACTCAACACCACCGGCACCGACGGCGCGCTCGATGACGACGCGACGGCGGGCTCGGAGGCTGTGTTCGGCATCGTCCTCGGCACCGCCACCGGCGGCGCCGCTGCGACGAACGCTGACGCGATCATCACCTACCCAACCGTCGGCACCACGCTGTAATCGGCAACAGTCGGCGGCGCGGGGGAAGCTCCGCGCTGCCGCTCTTTTACCACAGGACACAGAAATGGAAGCAGTACCCACCACCGCTGCGCAGACATCTTGGGGCAGCGTCTCTGACGCTCCCGGCCTCGACGAGAGTCGCTTTGCGCACGACGACAAGCTCTACATCACGTTCTACCGCGCCCCGGTCTTGCACAACGGCAAGAGCACCGAGGCGGGCCGCGCGATCTACGAGGAGCGCGACTTCATCAAGATCATGGTGCCCGGCGACAAGTTGACCGTGGTTGATCGCGAGGTCGACGAGATCGATCGTCGGCGCTTTGCCGATCGCTACGCGAAGTGGAAGGCGGGCCAGGGCAACGTCGTCGAGGGCACGCCGCTCACGTCGCTGCCGCGCATGAGTGCTTCAAAAGCTCAGGAGCTGAAGTACTTCAACATTCACACGGTCGAACAGCTTGCTGCTGCGCCGGACGCGCTCGGACAGAAGTTCATGGGATTCTTCGAGGACAAACGCCGCGCGCAGCAGTTCCTTGACGTCGCAAAGGGCAACGCGCCCATCGAGAAGATGAACGAGGAGCTCAAGGCGCGCGACGCGCGCATCGAAGAGCTCCAGGCGCAGGTCGAAGCGATCACCAAGGCGATGAAGGACCGCAAGCCGGAGAAGTAAGTGCCGTTCCAGCTCGTCCCTGACGACACGCTATCCGCGTGTGTCCAAAACCTCGCTCAGGCGGTGAGCTACCCGACGCCGGGAGATCCGGCCGGCACGACTGACCCGTCGGTGCAGCAGATGGTCCAGGCGGTCAACTTGGCCGGCCTGGACCTGCTCGCGATGCACGACTGGCAGGAGCTGACGAAGACTCACACACTCAGCATCCAGGCGGCGACGCCTGGCGTCTCGGAGCAGGCCTTCGACCTGCCCGAGGACTTCTATGAGTTCGTCGACCAGACGCAGTGGAACAGCACGCAGCAATGGCCGGCGGTCGGGCCGGTCTCGCCGCAGCAGTGGCAGCAGCTGCTGATCCGACAGACGCTGCCGACGCTCAGCTTTTATTGGCAGGTCCGCGGCGGTCAGCTCTACATCCTCTCGCCGCCGGTGGACGCGCAGAACCTGTCGTTCTTCTATCAGTCGATTGCGTGGGTGCAGGATCAGGACGACGCGACGACCTACAAGAACCGCGCGACCAAGAACGGCGACAAGATTCTGATCTCGGGTCAGCTCGTGACGATGTACGCGCGCGTGAAGTGGCTCGAGATGAAGGGCCTCGACAGCAGCGCAGCGATGCGCGACTTCCAGGTGCTTTTCGAGAACTACAAGGGGAATGAGCGCGGCGCCTCGACGCTGAGCATGGTGCGCACGACGCGGTTCCCGTTCATCAACGCGATCAACAACGTCGCTGACACGGGATACGGGGTCTGACGTGCCGCTGATCCCGGTCAAGCCCTTCAAGACTCCGCGGGTCGCGGCGGCTGCGCAGGTGTCGCAGCTGATCGTCGCGCCGGCGCCGGTCGGCGGCCTGAACTACCGCGATCCGATCAGCGCGATGTCGGACCGCGACGCGCTCGTGATGAAGAACTTTATCCCGAAGCAGACCGGCGCGGAGCTGCGCAAGGGCTGGCAGTACACCGCGAACGAAGACGTCGGTGTGACCACGCCATACGTCTCGCTCTTCGCCTACAACGGCGCGACGCCGGCCGCGAACAAGTTGTTCGGCGCGCAGGGCGGGAAGATCTGGGACGTCACGACGTCGACTCCGTCGGTCTCGCAAAACTCAACCGGCTCGACGGAGAACGTCTGGAACACGACGCAGTTCGCGACAACCGCTGGCATGTTTTTGCTCGCGGTCTCACCCGGAGCCGGCTACTGGTATTACGACGGGGCGACCTGGACAAATCCGACCGTGACCGGCCTGCCGGCGAACCCGACGAGCGTCGTCGTCTGGAAGAACCGCGTCTGGTTCACCATCAAGGACAGCGCAAGCGTCTACTACTTGACCAACGTCAACGCGATCACCGGCACCGCGTCAGAGTTCCCGATGGGCAGCATCTTGCGCAACGGTGGCGCGATCCGCGGCATGATCAACTGGACGCTCGACGCGGGCGTCGGCATCGATGACTACCTCGTCATCATCGGCTCGCAGGGCGACGTCGCGGTCTACCAGGGCACGGACCCGAGCAGCTCGACGACGTTCGGCCTGCGTGGCGTGTGGTACGTCGGGCCGGTCCCGAAGTACGGTCGATTCTTCACCGCGTTCGGTGGCGACGTGCTGCTGCTTTCGGAGCTCGGCGTCGTACCGCTCTCGAAGCTCGTCAACGGGCAGTTCAGTGAAGTGCAGCCGGGGCCTGCGCAGAAGGTGCAGTCGGTGCTCTCGCCGATAGTGCGCGAGCTGCTTAACGACATCAGCTGGGACGTCTATTTTGCGCCCAACTCCGACGTGCTTGTCGTCAAGCTGCCCAGGCTCGACGGTACTTACACGCAGTACGCGATGAACATCAACACCGGCGCCTGGTGCACGCTCTCAGGTCTACCGATGGTTGCGACCGCGACGCTGAATGGCGACGTGTACTTCTCGACGGACAACAACCGCGTCGCGAAGGCATTCATCGGCGAGCTCGACGAGGTCGCGGTCGACGGCACCGGCGGGCAGGCGATCGATGGAGAGATCCAGACCGCGTTCATGTCGTTCAACGTGCCTGGCGTGCTCAAGCGCTTCAGCATGGTGCGTCCGGTGTTCATCGCGCGCCAACCGCCAGCGATCAAGGCAAAGCTCAACACGCAGTACGCCATGTCCGGCGTCGCCGGCGCGCCGTCCTTCAACGGTCTCGACCGGGACGAGTGGGACGAGGACAACTGGAACATCGCGCGCTGGGGTTCGAGTTCAAACACCTACGAGGTGTGGATCGGTGTGACCGGGCTCGGCTACTACGGTGCGCTGCGCATGCGCGTGCGCGGCCTCGGCGGCACGACGACGTTCGCAAGCTTCCACATTCTCAGTGAATTGGGCGGGGTGATGTGATGACACCGTTGATGCCACAAAATGCTCCAGCGCCGGCGCCGGTTAATCCGCTGATCGCTGCGCTGCGTGCGAACTCTCAGCCGACCGGCGTCGACCCGACGGGGCCGACCGCGCTCAGCTTCCCGTGGATGAAGGGACCGCCGCCGCGCCCGCCGCAGCCGCCTCCCCCGCCGCCTGTGCAGCCTCCTGTGCAGCCGCCGGAGCAACCGCCCGTTCAGCCTCCTGAGCAACCGCCGGAGCAACCGCCGGACGATCCTGTGGTGCCGCCTTGGGACAATTGGCCTCCAGACGTGCCGTGGCCTCCTAACGGCAAGTCGTACCCGCCTCCGCAGGTGCCTCCGCAGGTGCC